ATTGCACAAGCCTTGGACATGCTGCAAAGCATGTCCTTGACGGTGCGTACGAGTTTCGTGGTGCTGACTACTTGGAGTTTGGCGAGCACGGGGTTGTTATTGGTTTCGTTCGCACTGCTGGGGAGCCCAAGGTTCTGCTTGCTGTGTACTACGAGCACAACGATTCGTGCGAAGTCGTGACTGTCAGGGCTAGCGAGTTGGTTGAGGCTCGCGATGGATGCATCTGCGCATCTTGTCAAGCTCGCTATTGGCTGGCTGATCGGGCAAGGCAAGTGCTGCGAGATCGTGGACGTGTGTTCTGCGAGACGCTCAGCGAAACGGACTACATCGAAGACTACGTTTTTGGGTAGGCTTAATAAGGAGACCGTGATGGGCAAGTCAATGATTGGATACAAGGCCACCGACAAGGACATGAAGTGTCGCGGCTTTCAGTTTGAACTCGGCAAGTGGTATTACCACGAAGGTCCGCTTGAGGAATGCAAGAGTGGATTTCACTTTTGCGAGCAGCCCAGCGGGCCATGGGCTTATTACGACGATCCTGGCACCCGCATTTTTAAGGTCGAGTGCGAGGGTGTGCTGGAGAAAGCTTTTGAACCGGGTGCCGATGCCAAGCAGGTGTGTAGCCGTATTCGGTTGATCGAAGAGTTGACGCCAACCGGCGACAGTAACACCGGCGACAGGAACACCGGCCACAGTAACACCGGCGACAGTAACACCGGCCACTGGAACACCGGCGACAGGAACACCGGCTTTATGAATACCGACGAGCCAAAGATGCGAATATTCAACGTACAGACTGAATTGACATTCAATGAGTGCTCGTGTTTCCGTTGGTTCTCGGTTTTGATGGCCGTCAATCCCGTGACTGTACGATACTGGAATGAGATGAACGAAAAAGAGCAAGCCGATAATCCAAAGGCAAAGGTGACAGGGTATTTGGTTGAATCAACCACGATGAAAGAAGCCTACGCGAAATGGTGGAACGGATTGAAAGCCGCTGACAAGAAAGAGATGGAGAGCATCCCGAATTTTAACAAGACGCTGTTCAAGGAACTTACGGGGATTGAATATGACCCCTGAGCAGAGGTTCCAAGAGGCGAAGGCGGAGAGCGTTAAGGCGCACAAGTCGCTAGCTAAATGCTTTACGATAGCTGAATGGAATATCCGTTTAAGGTTTGCGCATCAAAAAGAGTCCGAAGCCTACCGTGACATGGTAGTAGAGTCAAATTCTCCAGTAAATTGTAAGTTCAGTTGGGAGGAGTAGTGGAGGCGGCGCTTGTAACGATTGCGGTAGTCGGGCCGGTGTTTGGCTTTGTGTTCTATGTCTACAGATTGCTTTGCCGGATTCTGAGCCGAGAGCCTGAACCCGTTATAGACTGGGAGGAAATGCGCCGCAGGGATGATATATTGATAGCTAAACGAATAGCCGATATCCAGCGGCAAGCTACACAAGCGAGAACAGAGGCTAGAGAATATGAAGCCCCAGAAAAGCAATGCCAAGGCTGCGGCGCATTCGGTAAAGGCCATCGGTGCTTCTACTGTAAGCGGACGTATACGGTAGAGCGGCCGATGCTGACCGACGCGAGCACGTGGACTGTTTTTCCTTCGCGGACACAAATCCCATCGTCTCAGGTGCTATGGGTCACGAGTGGTGGTTCAAACATCCTTGACGCCGTGAAAAGCTGACCCAAGGTAAACCATGCAAGACATAATCCAAAAGTACAGAAAGATTCTCGAAAAGCCCTGCCCTGAGCCGTTCAAAGAGTACATCGAAGAATTGCTTGAATGTATCTCAGGCATGAGCGAAAGAAAGGCGCCCGAGCAAAAAGCAGGCATATTCAAAAAGACATTACCCCACAAAGTAAAAGGCCCAGACTATGCAGAGATTAAAGATGCCAGCGAAACCGTACCCGAAGCCCCCTAAAAAATGAGCGGCATAGTCTACTTGAACACTGAGACCGGTGATGATAATTTAACGGGGTGGACATACACAGCGGCTGTAAAGACATACGCTCGCGCTGTGTCATTAGTAGAGGCAAGAGGTAAGATTCGGGTTTGCACAGAATTTTTGAGCGTCTACATTTTATCAAGACCGCATGAATGGTCTAATCAATGCCGCAAGCTCCGCAGAAAACTAAACCAGAGGTGGGCATGAGCCAAACACGCTACAAACAATGGAAAGACCGCACAAAAAAAGAGCGGGTTGAGTACGCGCTAACCCGATACACGGGCGCGATTCAGAGGCAGAGCATATTGATAAAGTCTCAGAAAAAGACGGTATACATCCTACGGGCGATCTTGTGGAGTCTTGTCGCGGTCTGCATCCTTGAAGGTTTGGCAATAGGGGGCGTGATATGGTTAAAATAATCTGTCTTGCGTGGCTCATAGGATGCGCGAACGCGAGCGAGCCAAAGCCCGAGCCTGAGAAAGGCGCCTGCACGTATTCCTATTATTCATCGGGGTGGATTTCATACTGCTATGGAGAGACAACAAAGGCGACGTGTGACGCAATGGATCCCGCCGGCACGCCATACACGGTTTGGCAAAGCGGGACATGTCCCGGCGCGGGGTATTCGGTCAAGTGCAAGCTGTACTATAAATCAAGCACTTGCCAAAGTTGGGAATAAATGCGGGTAGTTGACGTAAAGCGCGAAGTTGCCAAGGTTATTGAAAAGATCAACAAGGCGAGTCTGCCAGCCATAGGGGTTAGCGTCAAAGAATTCTACATGCACCACGAAATAAAAATACACTTCACAGATAAACGGTTTATTTCGTTTGTCGATGAAAAGGGTATGGCTTTACAGATCGCGCACCGCGTGGCGGCTGAATTGGGATTTGTTGAGAAGCCGTACACGGGAGACGGGCGGGCGTTTCGGTATTTTGAGGCAAGGTGAAAACGCATATTTGTTTCTGCATGTTTAGTGGAGCTTGTGAACAGATGAAGCCAAGCCATAAGAGAAAGAGGCACGCATGACAAAGATTGAATATTTAGACATCGCCGAGATAAAAGCGAACCCATCAAATCCGCGAACAATTAAGGCTGTCAAGCACTCGCAGCTTGTTAAGTCGATTAAGGAATTCCCGCAAATGCTTGAGCTGCGGCCTCTCGTGGTTGACAAGAAAGGCGTTGTTATTGGTGGGAATATGCGCCTCGCTGCGGCTAAAGAGGCGGGGTTGACAAAGATCCCGGTAATGCGGGCCGAGTCGCTGACCCCTGCGCAGGTCAAAGAATTCATCATCAAGGACAACGTGGGCTTTGGTGAGTGGGATTGGGACGTGCTGGCCAACGAATGGGAGGTCGAGAAGCTCGAAGAGTGGGGTCTTGATATCCCTGGCTTTGCCAATGTAAACGACGCCAAAGAGGACGATTACGAGATACCAGAAGAACTTCCCACAGACATTAAAAATGGCGACCTGATAGAGATTGGGGCGCACAGGTTGCTTTGTGGCAACAGTGCCGAGATTGAGGATGTCACCAAGCTAATGAACGGGACCAAGGCTGACATGGTATTTACTGACCCGCCTTATGGTGTGGCAATCGGGGCAAAGAACCGGATGCTTAATTCCTTCCAGAAGGCTGGAAGGAATCTAAAAGACATCAAAGACGACGCGATGAAGCCCGATGATTTGAAACAGGTATTGCTGCCCGCATTCATCAACCTCCGGTCAATCATGGCTGACGATTGCACGGTATTTGTCACGGCGCCGCAGGGCGGCGACCTTGGGATGATGATGATGATGATGAAGGAGGCAGGCCTCCCGATACGCCACAACCTTGTCTGGAAAAAAAATGCACCCACCTTCTCTATGGGCAGGCTTGACTATGATTACCAGCACGAGCCAATCCTTTTGACATGGGGCAAGAAACACGCGTATTACGGCAAAGGTCAGCATAGAACCTCAGTATGGGAGATAGACAAGCCACGATCCTCCAAAGAACACCCGACCATGAAACCTGTGGAGCTTGTGGCCAATGCTCTATTGAACAACAGCAAGGAAGGCGATACCGTATGCGATTGGTACTTCGGGTCAGGGACGACTATGGTCGCAGCCCACCAGTTAGGCCGCAAGGCTTACGGCATCGAGATCGACCCGCATTACTGCCAAGTCATAGTCGACCGAATGCTCAAGCTCGACCCATCGTTGTCTGTAAAAAAGAACGGGAAGCCGTACAAAACAGGGACTTAACAGGGTATGCCGACCCCGCCAGTGAAACACCAATTCAAGCCCGGACGAAGCGGGAACCCAAAAGGACGGCCCAAGAAGCTTCCAAAATTGGATGAGCTATTAGCCAACGTCCTCGGTGAGGAAAAGGATGGCACAACAGCCGCTGAGGCAATATTGAAAAAGCTAAGGCAGTTGGCAACATCTGGGAGTATCCGCGCAGCCGAGGTATTGCTCGAGCGTGGATACGGGAAGGCCAAGCAACCGCTTGAACACTCCGGGACTTTAGAAATCACCTACCCTGCCGAGTTCAAAGAAGACGGCGGGCATGATTGACGCCGGTAAACTTCACCCCTAAGCAAAGGGAAGCGGCGAAGCTACTCTCTGACCCTGTAAAGACGCGTATTCTACTGAGAGGCGGGCGCCGTTCAGGCAAGACGTTCACCATAGCCCACAAGATACGGCAGAGGGCTTTAGAGTACCCCGGATGTAAGCAGTTAATCGCAAGAAAGACCCTCAAGAACGCGGCTCAGTCGGTATGGCTCGAAACCATGCTGCCGATATTGAGGCAAGATCAAGCGGCTGGGATCTGCCGGATATTCAAGCAACCGAACCTTGCCGAGTACAAAGGCGGGTCGCTAATACTCCTTGGAGGCTTGGCGCCGAACGAGATTGACGACGCGTTAGGTAAAGAGTTCGCCACGATCTATCCGAACGAGTGCTCAGAGATAAGCTACCAATCAATCCCCCCTCTGATTTCATCGCTGAACGACCGAACCCCGCATCGGCTGACAAAGAAGTCGGTCAAGCCGATGATAATTTTTGACTGTAACCCGCCAACGGTAAAGCATTGGTCATACACTATGTTCATGCTGAACCTCGACCCGGTGACGCTTAATCCCTTGGCGCATCCTGAGTGGTACGGGACGCTAAAGATGAACCCGGCAGACAATCGGGAGAACCTCGCCGCAGGGTTTATGGAGAGTCTCGAATCCATGTCACCGCGCGACCGGCTGAGATACCTCGAGGGAGAGTACGGGCAGCTTTCCGGGCTCGTGTACGATAACTTCGACCCGGAAAAACACGTTTACGATGAATTGCCAGACATCAAGGGTCTTGTGTGGTATCGCACGATTGACTTCGGGTTTACGAACCCTTTCGCGTGCTATTGGGCGGCATGGGATATAGGCAATGAGACGCTTTACATCGACGATGAGTGGTATCACTCGAACATCACGATAAACGACCATGCGCGAATCATCCGCGAGCGGGACAACGGGCGACAGTTCAGAGAGACGATAGCCGACCACGACGCGGGCGACCGGGCGATTTTAGAACAGGCGGGGATCAGGACAACGAAGGCTATAAAAGACGTGGCCTCGGGGATTAACGCATTTTACGACGGGCTGAACAGGGTTAAGATCAAAATCAATCGGCGGTGTGTGAATCTTATAAATGAGTTATATTCTTACCAGTGGAAAGACAATTCTCGCAAGGATGAACCGATCAAAGAAAATGACCATGGACTTGACGCCGTGCGGTATTTGTACATGCACTTCATGACAGCACCAGCAAAGCCTCAGTTCTATTCTGCAAATTGACTTGACAGCGCACACCATGCACATTATGCGCGGTTAACTGGGAAGGTATCCAACATGAGAAATGAGCGACACGCCATATTCAATCATAGCTTCCCGGCGCAACAGTAAGCTTGCTGCAAAAGACAGCATCTATAAACTGTTGTCGGACTCTTACAAAGGCGGATATGATTATATCAACGCCAAACCGTCACACTTAGAGCAATACGAACGAGAATACACCGAGGCGTACAATAAGCGCCAAAAGCGGTCGGTGTACATAAACTTCGTCCAGCCTATCGTCGACTTGCTCACGGGGTTTGTTTACCGCGAACCGCCTAACCGTAGCAAGGTGCCGCCAAGTTTAGAGATCATTACCGAGCGGGCGTCAAAGCGTAAAGGCATGACAAGCTTTATGATGTCGCTTTGCCCTCAGGCGATCATGATGACCATGGGCGTTCTTGTGGATTCGCCGGCGTTTGATTCTACCGTCTACCAGACTGAAGCTGACAGATTGAGCGCCGGGTTACAGCCTTATGCGTGCATGTATTTCCCGTGGCATATCCGGGATTTTGCCTGTGATTCCCAGATGAAACTTGAATGGGTGCTTCTTGACGATTCGCACACGGTAAAGAACGACCCACTGAAAAAGGCTGAAGATGTTAAGGTCTATCGCCTTTGGACTAAGCAGAAATATCAAGACTTCGAGATAAAAGACGACGCGCAGAGCGGCACGAAAACCGTCGTTATGACAAAGGAAGGCACGCACGGTCTGGGTGAAGTGCCCTTTCACTTTGTCAATGTCAGAGACTCGGATGACGACCATGTGTCTGACAGCCCCCTTGAGGATATCGGCATCCTTTCGCGGATGATCTACAATATCATGTCCTACCTTGACGAGATGCTGGCGAGTGGTACTTTTAAGACTCTGTTCTACCCCATCCTAAACAAAGAAGACATCCCCGAAGCTGTGAAAAAGAAGGGCTTATCTGACAGCCCGGTGGCCACGTTTAACGGGAACATGAGCAAGCAGCCATACTTCGACGGCGCCAAACTGGAGGAAGTCGAGCCGTTTATTCAAGCATTTAACCTCTATAAGCTCCAGATATTTTCAAAAGTCGGCATGGACGTAGACCGCGACAAGACTTACATACAGTCGGGCGCGGCGATGGGGAAAGAGTTTCAAAAGACCGAAGCACTATTAAGAGGGATTTCAGAAGCAATGGAGGAATGCGAAAAGTTTATCTATCGCATGGCCGCCTTGTGGCAACGGGAGAAAATTGAGGTAGAAGTCGAGTACAGCAAGAACTACCAGCCGGCCGACGTCGCGGCTGAGTTTGAGAGATTAAAGGCAGTGTACGATATGGCGCAGCCTGACATGTCTCGTCTTGCTCTTGAAAAGATCGCCAAGATCGTATTCCCAGACGAGGACGCGAAAAAGATTTCCGACGGGGAATGGAAGCGCGAACCTCAGATGTCGCCTTTAGTGCCTCCGAATAGTGCGCCCGCAGGGGCGAATAACTCACCAGAGGTAACGACATAATGAATGAACCAACAACGGTTGAAGAACCGGCCGTGGAGCTTTTCGAGTATAAACACCCGAAAACACACAAAACAATAACACTGCCAAAGATTCTTAAAACGGAACGCGGCGACGTGGATTTTCAAGGGCTTTTAGAGGCCACTATCGAGAAGTCGAAAATGGACGCTAAAACCAAAATGCAAGAAAGATATGCGGAGATCGAAGCGAAAGCGAGTGAATACGACGTTCTTAAAGAGCGTCTAAACGAGCTTGAAACTACTGGTCTCACAGCGCAACAGAAAGCGAGCAAGGAAGCGGAGCGCGTAGCCGCCGACCTGAAGCGGGCGAAAGACGAGGCCGAAAGGTATCGCAACAGCCTTTTTTCAGAGCGGGTGAGCAATGCGCTTTATTCAGAGTTCGGCAAGGTTAAAGGTATCGTTGACATTAACAAGGCAGCGACACTTTTTAAGGCCGAATGTAACCCGCGATTAGTCGAAAAAAATGGGGAGTACTTCACCATGGCCGACTATGATGGGCAAGAGCTTTTGCTTTCAGAGGCGCACGCAAAATGGATTGCACGCGACGACAACAAGTTCCTGCTGCAAAATACACTTTCACCCGGTGGCGGCTCCACAGGTGGAAATTCCAGCATGGGAGCAAAGCAAAAATCACGAGCCGACTTTGACGCATTAGGACCGACTGAACGCATGGCGTTTATCACGGACGGCGGCAAGGTTGTATAAGGACAAAAAATGGCAAGTGCAAACACACTGACGGGATTGATTAACAACGCCTACACCGCGTGGCAGATCGTATCTCGTGAGTTGACAGGATTTATTCCTGCTTCAACAATGGACGCTTCGGCAGAACAGGCGGCGGTAGGTCAAACTATCCGCACACCTATCGCGCCCACCGCGTCGACGGTAAGCATCACGGCAGGGGCATACGCTCCCGACTCTGGTGGCCAGACAATGACTTACACTGATGCGACAATCAGTAAGTCAAAGATGGTGCCTATTATGTGGACAGGCGAAGAACAGCGAAGCATCGGCGGCGTTTATGGTACAATCCAGACGCAGCGTTTTGCTCAGGCTTTCCGCGCACTGACAAATGAGATCGAGGCAGACGGTTGGGCTGCGGCGTATCAAAGCGCATCACGTGCGTATGGTACGGCAGGCACTACGCCTTTCGGCTCGTCTCTTGTGGACGCTTCAGAAATGGCGCGAATTCTCGACGATAACGGGGCGCCGATTTCAGACCGTGCAATGGTTATCAATACCGCTGCGGCTGCAAAAATGCGCGTTCTCGCTAACCTTGGGGTAGTATCCTACGCGGGTTCAGATCAGACCCTGCGCAATGGTACTCTGTTGCCGGTGCATGGGTTTAACATGTTCACCTCTGGCCAGATCACTACTCACACGGCGGGCGCTGGTACCGGTTACGACATCAACAACGGTTCAGGCGAGGTAACGGGTCAAACCACACTTACGCTCGACGGCGGTACGGTTAACGTAACAGGCATAAAAGCCGGCGACGTTGTGACCTTTGCGACCGATACAAACAACAAGTATATGGTCAATACAGGTCTCACTGCGACCACTGGCGATATCGTCATCGGTAATCCAGGTGTACGCATGACCATTGCTGATACGACTGAGATGACAATCGGCGGCACGTATACCCCGAACGTCGCGTTTCAGCGCAACGCGTTAAAGCTCATTGCACGGGCGCCTCTCGCGCCAATCGAAGGCGACAACGCCGACGACCGGATGTATATGACCGACCCCGCAACCGGCCTGACTTTCGAGATTACTTTGTGGAAACAATACCGCCAAGTTCATATCGAAGTTGCGCTCGCATGGGGCTGGAAAGCCGTACAATCTGAGCACATCGCTGTGCTTATCGGGTAACGTATGGCAGAGCTAAGCTCAGCAGAGCTTTCAGCGATTGAGGCGGTAAGCGTACCAGCGCAAGCCGCCGGGCTCGCTACGAAGGTTCGCGCAATACAGAACCCAACGATCACCACTTACGCGAGTGATGGCGCTATATCGTTTGCTAACCCTTACAATATCGCCAAACTGACAAAAGGCAGCGCTGGAGCTTATACTCTCGCGGCGCCTACGGCAGCGCAGGAAGGGTACAGGCTTTTAGTCCTGTGTCAATCTGCGTATGCTCACGTAATTACTGCGA